CTACAGTAGTTCCCGTCGTTCCTTCGTTTATTGCTTTTTTTGCAGCCTGCCTAAAGCCTGATGTTAGAGGACTCATGTCTACCTTATCGAAACTTCCCCTAGGCGCCCCAGGCTGTCTAACTTGTTTAGCTCTGGCTTCGGCGGCTTCTGGGGCTGCAAACCTGTATTCATTTCTGGCTCTACCAGTAGGCACATATGATCCGAATCTCTGCTCTTTACCAAGAGCCAATCGTATTGCATCTATCCTTGACTGAGCTTGGGTTCTTGCATGTGCAGGCATGTCCTCATAGGTGTATTTTTTTAAATGGTCCATAGAGTATTTTTTATGGTAGTTGGCCACATTCTCTACATGCTTCTTTTTACTAAAGACATTCTGTAAGACCTTAACAGGTCCAAATACTTGTTTGGGGTTGTAGCCAAAAGGTACTTTGACGTACTGAAGACCAAATCTACCTAATCCCTGTGCGCCTTTCATCAACACTTTTCCAGCACCAAATGCAATGGTTGGGTCAAGCAGCATGTCTGCTGCCACTCCTTTACCACCAGTTAGGTCCAGTGTTGTAGACGGTGAGTAGTTGTCTTGTTTTATACCACGTGCTACATCTGTGTAGGCAAACGGGTTTGTGTTGATCTTGTTACCTGTAGCAACGTTTAGAAATGCACCTGTAGTCATTCTAGCGGGCCATGATAATACGTCTGTTGCCGCATTCATCATGTTCTTGCCTGCATCGTTCATGTCCTTGGTTACCCCGGTCTCGTACTCTTTGCGTTCGCCCTCGTCTATCTTGGAGTAGTCCCCTGCAATACCTGCGTTGGTACGTTGCAGTACGTCCTCTACTGAGTCTAACCCTTGCCTGTCTTTGTTTGCTACAACTTCTGCTGTGCCTAACAGGACTGGCATCTGCGTGCCATCTTCGAAAGTCATGATCCGTGTGCCGGGTACCTTGTTGTTGTCAAATCCAGTCTTTTCTGACCATGTCAACGATACGTCTTGCTTCTTCTCTTCTTTGTCTTCTACATCGCCCCCTTTCTGATACTGTGCTGGTGACTCTATGATGTCACCCTCGTACGGGCCCGTAGGTATCTGTTGTATGCCGGGTGGTATACTCTTGTAGGACTCAACAATGTGCCCGTTCTTGTCTACCTTTTCTATGTCAATGGGGGCTTTCATGCCCCGTGTGTTGAATACAGCACCTGGTTCTACGTCTGGGAACACCATGGTCTGATCTGTTTGACCAGCCTGGTGGTATGGTCGTAACCCTTCTTTCTGCTGTTCTGGTGTTTCTGCACGCAGAGGCTCTCCGGCCTGCTGTTGAGCTTTGTGCTCAGCAATAATATCTCTGCCCTGTTCGTAGGCTTTGAACACGTCAAGAATAGAGCCCTCCATACCGGATGCTCTAAACTCTTCTAGTAATCGTCTACGGTCGGCGTTTGTCATGCTCCGTCAGGTCTAAGATCCCCTTCTTTGTTCAACGCCTGTTGCTTCAAGTCCAGCTCCCTTTGCTTTAGCTCAAAGTTCTGCTGCATCTTAGCTAGGTCAATGTTCAACTTATCTTGGCTATCTGTAGCCTCGGCTTTGATGAGTGCAAGCTCGATCTGCAGCTGGCGGTCTTTCTCTTTCTCAAGTGCGTCTTGCTGTATCTGCATCTGCTGAGTCTTCTGCTGTTCGACCTGAGCAGCTTGTTGAGCTTGTTGTTGCTGTTGCTCCAACTCTTTCTGTGCTTTCTCTGCACGCTCAATCTTATCCTTGATGCCTGCGTAGTTTTCTGTGTCGAACAAGTCGAGCACAGCAGATGCTGGTACCCCGTTTTGTATCATAGACTGAGACAATGCTTTTGCTTGCTCGAGCTTGTCCTGATCTCTACCTGCGTCAGACACGAAGATGCCATACTCTGTCTCCATGTGTTGTATAGAGTCGATGTCTATCATCTCTGTAGTCATGTCTGGCATGACGTACATGCCCTTCTTACCGGACAGCCATGCTTCTTTGGAGTAATCGATCAGGCCCTGCAGTTCTCGTTGCTCAAACCTTGAGTACTTACGGAAGATGTCCTCTGTGATGTGTGATGACTGTACGATAGCCTGCTGCGATGTAGCCTTGCCTTCGTATGGTCCTACTGCACCTTGACGTTGTCTATTTACTCCCGATATCTTCTCCCACTCCTGCATGATAGACTCAAGCAAACTAAGGTACTGGTCGATTGTCTTGATAGACATGTCAAGCACAGACTGGTGCTGCGGTGACAGTTGTATACCTTCTTTGTTGTAATCGACCCATGCAATACCTGTACCCTCAACGAAGTACATGAACTTGTCCATGTCCCACTTCTTGGGTATCATGTTGATGTCAAACTGGGCTACGATGTCTTTTGATCTTGCGATCGCCAGCTCCATTCTATACTTAAAGATGTTGTAGTTGAGCTGGAATGGGACACCCAGTGATACAATTGATATGTTGTCAGCGTTGATGTCTGAGTACTTTCGTCCATTGACTGGTAGTTTGCAGAGTGATGGGTTGTCTATAGATGTACGTTGGTTAGTGACAGGGTTCATCTTAATGTAGAAGTCCCCATCTATCCGTGTGCCTTCCCACACTTCGTTTATCCACTCGTACTTAATCTTGGCGCCTTGTTCTTTGAGATCAGGTGGTATGCGGAATCCGTCTTCGACCTGCATCTCTTCTATGACTCCTGTGTTTCTGTCCTTGTAAGTCAAGAACCCAATGCGCTTGCGTGACTTCCAATACACAGTAACTACCTCCACCAGTCGGTTACGGAAGATGTTATCTTCTGCCCCAGTGGCTTCTGCTCTGTACAACAGGTACGACTCTGTAGATTGTTGCTTTGGGTTCTCCAGTTGCAGTACCTGCTCAGGCGTAAGGAATGGGCTAAACATGTCCACTGCACTTGATGCGTGTACAAACTTTCTGACGATAGCCCAGTCTCCGTCCTCTACAAACTCAATGTCTGGGTCTTTGTCGTAGTCAATATCTAGTGGGTTCAGTATCTCATAGAATGGTTCTGCATTGCGCACACCTTTGTGTGAGTACACCTCACCGGTAACGAGATAGTGGAAGAAGCCTTTCTGGAATTTGTCGTACATCTCTTCCCGCTGCATGATGTAGTTCAATGCAGCTTGGCCCTTGATTGCCCTGTTGTCTACATACGTGCGCTCGAACTGCTCCATAATCTCCTCAGGTAGTGGCACTTCTTCAGGGGATTCTACCAGCTCCGTATTCTTGCTCAGCTCATTAAGAAACATTTTTTGGACCTGAGTAAACAGGGCTTGTTTCTTGGCTTCTTCCTTTCTCGTAACAGCATCTGCGTTTGTTACGATGACGCTGTAGTTCAACGGTCTCTTAGACTTCTCGCCTAGCAACAAGTCGATGACCGGCTTGATGATAGGGTAGTTTCTCATCTGTGACGGGAAGTTAGATCTTGTCTTCCCATACGGCTTGAGGACATACTTGTAGTCCTCGTCATTGATGTTGCCGTTGTAGTATTCGTACAGTGCTTTGAGTGTAGATCGTCTTTCTGACATCCCAAACTTTGACATGTCTATATATGCTTCAACGCATTGCTCCGCCCACTTCTTGGTCTTCTTTGCTCTGGAAACACGTTGTTGCGGTATTTTATAGGTACCGTACATCTGCTAAAATTACTTATAAAGTCGGTCAAACCAGTCGTCCGCCGACCTATCGTTTACAATTTCACTAACTTCTCTATTATATAACTCTCGTGTGTGGTACATACCAACCATGAGTGCCATGACCCTATCAAAGTTACCCTTGTGGTTAAACTTGATAAGTTCCTGCAAAAGAGCAGGGTCATAGATATTATGCAAGTTAAGCATTACATTACCATCCTCGTCAGTATTTCGTGGTGTTGTAAGCCAATCTCTAATATATAACTCTCCTTGTCTTTTACGCTGCTCTGTCATATGCATGCCATACTGACGTCTTACATTCCTAGATCTGAGCTCCCGCTTATCGAGCATTTCAAACTCCTCTTGTAGCTTATGTAGCTTGCGATATCTCTTCGCGTAAGCAATAAGCTCTCCACGGTCGTTCTCGAACCCGATCTTTGCGTTGTAGTATTCAGCGAGCATAAATAGATTTTGGTTGTACTCATCCTGTGTTCGTGGTCTACCAACATAGCTTGCTACAATTATATCGTCCGGCTTGGACAGGTTATTAGGTCTCTTTATCACGTATGCTGCCCCCAACGACTCGTTGCT